AGACTCGCCGGAACAAACCAACGAAGGAATCAAGATCAGATGCCTTCTAAACCCAAAGCTCAGAATCAACGGCAGGGTCAAGATCGACAATGAATCCGTTCAGGAAGCAAAACTCGGAAGCAGGGGTAAAAAGCATAAGGGCGACAAAAGCGAGGGGCCACCGGCAAGCCTTGATGCCGACGGATTTTACCGAATTATTCAAATAACCTATAACGGAGACACCCGTGGACAGGATTGGTACTGCGACCTCGTTTGTGTTGCCATTGACGATTCAGGCGAAAGAACGATAGACAGGAGATGAGGGCATGAGGCGAAGCGAAAGACAAGCAGATACCTCAGAGGATATCCGTGGCGCGATAGAGGCGGCGGCGTTTGACCTTCATGTCGCCATGCCGGGTATTGTGCAGTCGTTCGACCCGGCAGCCAAAACCGTAACCGTTCAACCGGCGATCCGCGCTGCGGTTGGCGGGGAATTCGCAGACCTTCCGCTGTTGGAAGATGTCCCTGTGCAGTTCCCAAGCGGGGGCGGCTTCACGCTTACATTCCCAATAAAGGTAGGCGACCACTGTCTCGTCGTGTTTGGCGATTCGTGTATGGACGCCTGGTGGCAGAACGGGCAAATCCAGAACCCCATCGAGTTTCGGCAGCACGATCTTTCGGACGCCTTTGCGATATTCGCTCCGCTGAACCAAACGCACGAAGTTCCGGGCATTTCGACAAATAGTGTCCAACTCAGGAACGACAGCGGCGCGTCCTTCCTTGAAATCGACGGAAGCGGGAACATCACTATTGCGACGCCCGGACTGCTTAAATTCCGCGTCGGGCACGCGACTATGGAGGCGTATTGACATGCCGCTTATAACCCTCAAAGGAATGATCTGCACAGGTCATGGCTGATGGCCTCCCCGGCCTTCGGTCGAAGGCGTAGACCTATTTGACATAGAGGGTATTCCCGTTCACCTCCAGACTCACGCATGGGCGGCGCATATCTGCCCACCTATTCCAGAGACACACGCCTCTGTGCTGGCCGCCGGGAGCAGCCTTTTCGACGTGGGAGGTTTGCAGGTTGGGCGCATCGGCGACCCTGTCGCCTGTGGCTCTTTTGTCGCGCAAGGGCATCCGTTGTTCGACATAAAAGAATAGCGAGAGAGTTAATTATGAGATACCGACGATTAACAAATGATTGGGACTTCCAAATGGGGCACGGCGCCGCGAATTATTTGGTCGAGTCACCGGAAACCGTTTTACAGGCGGTCATGACCCGGCTCAAGCTCTTTGTCGGTGAGTGGTTTAATGACACCGCTGAGGGAACGCCCTGGCGTACAGAGGTGTACGGCAAATACACGCGGCCAACACACGACGCCGCCATCAGACGAAGGATACTCAGGACGCAGGGAGTGACCGGCATTGCGGAATACCGCAGCAGCTTCGACGGAGAGACGCGAAATTTGCTGGTGGAAGCATTGATAGACACGATTTACGGGCAAATTCAGATGCAGGAGGTGTTGTGATGGCCTTGATATCACAAATTGACGAATACGGAATTCACGTCCCGGAATATCAGGCTATTGTCGACGACCTGAAAGACGAATGGAGGGCAATATTCGGAGACGACCTTTACCTCGAACCAGATTCGCAGGAAGGTGAAATGCTGGAAATATTCGCGTTGGCGAAGTATGACGCGGCGCTCTCCGCCGTGGCAGCCTATCAGAGCTTTTCGGCACAAACTGCTCAGGGCATGGGGTTGTCTCGTATGGTTAAGATCAACGGTATAAGGCGCAGCGGCGCCACGCGAAGCTACGCTCCTGACCTGCGGATTGTCGGCGTTGCCGGCACGGAGATCACCGGGGGAATCGCGGAGGATGTTTCCGGGCGAAAGTGGAACCTTCCGCCGGTCGTCGTTATTCCCTACGAAGGCGAGATTACCGTCACCGCGACAGCACAAGAATTCGGCTCTATCCGAGCACAACCAGGGGAAATCAACAGAATAGCCACGCCGACGAGAGGCTGGCAGACCGTCGAGAATCTTTCCGCGACTATCGCGGGGGCCGCAGCGGAAACCGACGCGGAGCTGAGGGTCAGGCGCGAGCGATCCGTGGCGATATCAGCCCAAACTGTTATGGAGGCGATCACCGCTGCTATTTGGAATATCAACGAGGTATCGCGGGTACGCGGGTACGAGAACGACAAGAATATTCCTGATGAAGACGGGATACCCGGTCATCACACCGCTCACGTCGTGGACGGCGGGGACATTCAGGAAATCGCAAAGGCTATCCACGCAAAAAAGGCGCCGGGGACAGGCACATACGGGGACATCGTAACGCCTGTTTACGATAAATACGACCTGAGGACAGACATACGATTCTTTCGACCGGCCACGGTTGATACTGGAATCTATCTAGTTCTACGGATAAAGCCGGGCTGGAGCGACGTTATAGCGCAACAGATCATCACAAACCTCACGGCGTTCGTGAATTCTATAGGCATCGGAAACCCGGTACTACTCTCTAGGCTTTACGCACCAATAAGCGCGGCGGACATCATCGGCGCAAGCAGCAACGTCCATTTCGACGTTGAGCAGCTTCTCTTGTCGCGTAACGGAGGAGCGCCGGCGGCGGCAAACATCGCGATTGCTTTTAACGAGCTGGCAGTCCTTGACTCGGCTGACATAAGCATACTGACGATTGTATAAAGGCAGAAAGGCAGGTGAAACCATGAAATCAATACAAGAGATTCACGCGGCAATTAAAGCACTTTACGCAGGCGGAGCGAACGGCTCAGTAGCCGAGGTTGTGAGTGCCGTTGCGAACGCGCCCTTGGCTATCCAGCCCCTCAACGGGGGATTGCCAATAACGCCGTTGAACGAGAGTAATCCGCAGCGCGGACTCATGACGGACTGGTATGAGAACAGGCTGATCAACTTTATTTTTCGTGGACAGGCGCTCACGCTACCCGCAAATCTATTCGTGGCGCTGTACTCAACCGCCATCATGGACAATGGCAGCGCAATAGAACTCAGCGGCCCCGGTTACGCTCGCGCCATTATCCCGCGCTCTTTGTTAGCGTGGGCGGGCACACAGGGCGCGGCCAGCACTGACCCGTCAAGCGGCAGCTCTGGTATGACGAGCAACAACGTCCCAATACAGTTTCCCATCGCGTCCGGAGAATGGGGAACGGCATTATGGTGGGCGATCCTGGATGCAGCCGTCGCCGGGAACATGCTGTTCTATGGGGAGCTGCTTTATCCACGCACGATCTTTCCGGGCGACACGCCAGTAACATACGCCCCAGGCAATATGACGATACAGATTGACATATGAGCGACGTTAAGGGCGACGCCAAGAGCCGGTCAGTCGCTATAGCAGTTCTCTCACCTCACTCAAAGCCGAATGCGTTGGCGTGGGCGCTCGAAAACTTTGGCTGGGGAGAATCAATCTGGATAAAGGAACGCGCCGAAGTCCTTTTGAAATGGCTGACGGCGGGGCAAATCAAAAGCCAAAACGATTTACAGGGCAGCGCACATAGCAAGACCACTTCTATATCCGTGCTATCCCCATCGGCTGAACCAAAGGCATTTTCATGGTCGCTTGAGAATTTTGGTTGGGGGCTTGGGCATTGGGTACAGGAGCGCGGCGAGGTTAAAATGCGCTGGCTCACGTTCGCCGACGCCGGCGAAGGCGGCGGGCTTGTGGGGTTTGCCGGGAATGTATGGATAACGGCAAGTAACGCGACGAGCGAGGAATATGAGCCATACGACGTAAACGACTACCTCAAGCTCGTCCCGTGGCAGCACCGGCGACCGCGATTCCTCGCACTTTTAAGGTCGATCTTAGCCGGTATGGTCGACGAAATGAATTTTACTTACAACTTAGGGCGCCGCTTTGACCTCGACAGCGCGATAGGAGTGCAGCTAAATCAAATCGGAGAGTGGGCTGGACTATTGCGATCCACGTTGGAGGCGTTCAATACCACGGGTATCCGCATACCCGACAATGTTTACCGCAACCTAATCAAGGCAAAAATCGCGTCGAACCATTGGGACGGCACGATACCCGGCGCGTACTCAGCATGGAACGATGTATTCAGAGGGCAGTCTTTGTTGGCGATAGAGGACCACCAGGACATGACCATGACCATGTACGTAACAGGCATGGACGGCAGCGGGATATTTAGAGAGGTTATACGGCAAGGCCTCATATCCTTTAAACCCGGTGGCGTCAGGGTACGATACCTGTTTACCGACCCTGTGGGAGCAAAGTTTTTTGCTTGGGATGCGGAGAACGATATGTACGGCGGTTGGGCGCAGAGTAATTGGGCTACTGTAGCCTGAAAGGAGGATTAAATGGCAGACTTACGAAATGATTTCAAACCTTTTGCAGTCAATCCAAGCTCTGATGTTATGCCTCAAAATCGGTGGGATGAAGGATTATTACGGAAGCAAGGTCACGTCCCCGGCCTTGCTTCTCAGTTTTTAGCCAATAAGGCAGAACGCCAGGGAACACTCGGAGCCGCGGCCATCGGAGAACTGATAACCCGCGCTGGCCTGCCCGCGATAGATGACGGTGACCCGTTGCAGCTCACGAACGCGCTCCAGGCGGCAGTTATCTATATGGCTCAGTTGATGCTATTCGAGC